TCTCGGAAAAATGGGTAAGCTCATCAAATCCTATCATGGTTATCTGCGAACCTTGCCATTTCTGCAAATCATCATCTCGGTTGATATAGTCAAATGCAACTGTCATACCGTTTTTGAACTTCCACATACCTGCGCTGTATCTTCCATCGGCTCCCTTTATATCTCCATATACGTCATTGCTCGTATCCCACAAGCCGCCCTGGTTGAATATCTGCTTATATTCGTGTCGGAATATTACAGCACCAAACCGTTTGTTGTTCTTATACCTCAAAGGCTCAATCAGCAATCCGTATGACTTTCCGCCTCCTGCGGCTCCACCGTAAATAGCAATATCTGCTGTTGTTGAAAGGAATTTTTCTTGCGGTCCTTTCTGCGGCCGTATGACTTTGATATTACTCATCGTCCTCGCCCTCCTTTTCTGGCAGATATATTTCTACTGGCGTTCCACCGGTCATGCCTCCATCCTCTTCGGCTTTCTTTGCCTCTCTGTCCTGTTTCTTCCGGTATGCAAATTCTTTTTCTTGTAGCTGTTGCGTTGGGTTCTGCCCTGCGGTATCTCTTAGGAACTTTGCAGCATTTACATTTCCATTCGCCGCCTGCACCAACATTGCCGCCATCACTCCCATACTGTAGTCCATATCCTCTTCGTCAATCCCTAAAGCTGTGAGCGTGGCTTTCATGGTCGATTGCTTATTCGATACCGGCATATTCAACAGCATTTCGGCTGCCTTTCGCATATCCCTTTTCTTACGCCTCGCTGCCCCGGATGCTTTACCTCCTGCTGTGGCGATTTTTCTTTGCTCGCTCTTTGTTCGGCGGTTCATAGGTATCAGATTTTCGTCATTTGCCAATGCCACCACCTCGCTTCGTTCTCAACTCCGATAAAATTAAATAAAGCAAGCGTCCTTTCTCGCCTGCTCCATCTTTTTGACCTCCAGATTAGGGGCTGTCATTCTACAAGGTATGTCGCACATTGACATATCCGTTACCGCCGCCATTTTCTTTGCCAGAATATCTTCGTCCATGATATGACCTATAATCTGATACGGCTTATGACAGCAGTACATGACTTCGCCTTTTTCATTTAAAGCTATCTGCGCCCAGCTTGCGGTGCATCTCTCTTCCTGCCTGTCGAGTAATCCCCATTTAAAATTGAGCGTCACTCTCTCATCATCCATCGCCATATCCGATACGATTTTCTTTATTTCCTCCGCATCTCTCTTTTTCCTCTCATCCCTGTAGTAACTTCCTGCGGTGCTTTCCACTGGTCTGAAAACCATGTAGTCAACGTCCAGGTCCTTATTTGCATCGTAAAATCTCTTTACGTCCTCCGGCTCTTTTACAAGCTGTTGGATTCCAAGAGATGTGCCAGGACTGTTTTCTTTTTTCCATGCCGCATACGCCTTTATGTTCTCCCGGACTTTTTCATATGCCGCCACGCCTCGCAACTGCTCATAGCTTTCATTACTGTACGCATCCAGGGACACTTTCAGGTAATTCGGTTTGACCTTTACCAGCTTATTGAAATTCGTATTTATTCCCCACTGGAAATTGTTCTCGGTAAGCCATCCTGCAATCTTTTCAAAATCAGGATTGATGGTCGGCTCTCCTCCACCGGTCAGTATAAATCCCTGTACGCCCATAACTGCCAGTCTTTTTGCGTATGTGATAAAATCCTCATATCTCATTGCCTGCGCCCCTGTATCCAGCTCCCACCGTCCGTAGGTGCAATAGGGACATCTGTTATTGCAATAATTTGTGAGGAATATATCTGCTGTTATGGGTTTCTTTTCCCCTGCAATCCTGTCTATATGGCTTAGCATCTTTTCGCCTGTTATGTTTTTCTCCATTTTCTAGGTATCCTCCTTTCTCTCTTTCCTCCACTTTTCATTCAGGATTTTCGGGGCTGTGTGTTCCCAGTTTATCCTGTGGTGTATCCTCTTGTGCGTGGTGTACATCATACTGACTTTTACAGCACTCGGCATACTCATAATCGCATAAAAGGTTTTCAGGTACGTGCCGCCCTCCTTATACGCATCTGTCATTCCTCCCGACAGGCTTTGGGTTGGCAACTGTACCACGCAATATTGTGTATTTGAAAAGAACAGGTGTCCCCGGCTGCTCAATGTTGTATATGTCACAACATCTTCGTTCATGGTTCCCCTGTACTCTATCGGCGTATCTGTCTTGCAAAAGAAACTGTTCATCGCCTTTCGCAATAATCCTTTGTGGAAGTTTCCTCCGTCTACTCCTCCAACGAAATCTCCTCCCTGGCAAAATGCCACTGTATCAGCTCCCGACACCTCCAGGAACTGAATCATATCTTCAAACACTCTGTCAAAATCATGCGATGGCTTATATTTCAGCTTTCCATCTTCCTCGTACCGGTAATCAATGCTTTTGTAATCATCATCCAGCATCAGGAAGTATTTCATCCCCAGTTCTTCCGCAATCCTCCAACATTCATTACGAGCATAAATGATTGCCCTGTGGTCATTGAAATTATCCATCGTATCTGCCCGGTCATATGCTGCCTGCTTATCAAATATAATCACTCGGTCTGCTCCGAAGTTCTTTTTATATTCTTCTGCCTGCTCGTCCTCATCATCTATGATGAAATATATCTTACCGGTATATCCTGCCTTTTTAATTGCAGGAACCGTAACCACATTATCAGCTCGCCCATGTGTCAGTATGAAAACTGCGAAATCATTCCTCATCGGCTTCGCCCTCCATAATGTCTGTGATGTCAGTTGCCAACTGCACATATCCGTTTGCTATGGCATCGTTCACATCAATTATTACGAGTGCAGATTTTTCAAACAATTTCTGCACTTCCGGCTCTGCGTGTGCGTAATACTCTGCGATATTCCGGTAATTAAATACATTATGTCTGCGTGCCGCCTGTATCAGGAACTCCCTTATCTCCTCCGGGATGTCTGTGGCTTCAACTTCCTGTATCAGCTCATCCGCCTTGCTGCTATCCAGCATATCAGATATTTCCGGGCACTCTCCTGTAATTTCATACTGCGGTATTTTGACTTTCAGAGTGTACTTATCGTCCTGCATCTCCTCTCCCAGTTCATCCTCCCCAACAGAAAATCCGAACTGGCTCATATCAATGTTTATGATTCCCTGCATTTCTTTTCCCAGTAAGTCCTCGTCCCACTCTGCCAGCTCTGCGGTCTTGTTGTCTGCCAGCCGGAACGCCTTAATCTGCTCGTCCGATAAATCATCTGCACTGATACATGGTATGTCGGTGATTCCCAGCTTCTTTGCCGCTTTATATCGGGTGTGTCCTGCGACAATCACTCCATCTTTGTCAATGATAACTGGATTTTTGAATCCAAACTGCTGAATAGATGCTGCTACTGCATCCACCGCCATATCATTATGTCTTGGGTTATTCTCATACGGTTTCAGTTCTCCAATCTTCCGCATGACAATTTCAATGCTGCTGTTCATTTATTGCCTCGCTCCTTTCATCTTCTCGGCTCCTGCGTCTGTTCATCCTCTGTGCTCCTCATTCCGGGCAAAACAAAAAGCCATACCGTTTTCAGATATGACTTTTCATGTTACTGATATTTAATTTTAGGAGCGTGGCAGGAGAAATACCTGCCACACGAGAAAAAGAACGAGTACAGCAGCCACATTCTTTACAATCAAAACTTCTTCTGATTGCACCATACACTATATCATCGGTCGAATTGACGGTCAAAGGAAAAAAAACGGATTCAAAATAAACCGAACGGTTTTTTATTTATCCATCGGGTTCCCAAAATCATGCAAAATCATAGCATCTAAGCCGAAAAATAGCACCGTCAGGTCATTTCGTGCCTCTTTTGCATCTTTCTGGATTGTGGACAATTCCATGTTATAAAATTCCGCAATTTCCTTTGTGCTCTTCTTTTTCTCTCTGTCAAGGTACATCATCTGAATGACTTTCCATCTGCGCTGTATAATCTCATTCGATGAGGTTTCGCACTCTCTCTGGTACACTTCCAGCATCCGGTCTACGTGTGCAAGCATAAATTTTACTGCATTGATTCCCTTTAACTGCCTATGTAACGTTTTATCTTCATCAAAGATTCTGAATCCGTACAGAACATCCATATTTACGATGCTCTCATCCACCTGCTCTGCCTCATCAATAGTGCAGACTGCCTTTTCTGCATAGTCTTTCAGCTTCGTGTAATTCTCTAACAGCTTTTTGGTATTATACAGGAGGGTTTTCTTTTCCTGCGCAATACTCTTTTTTCTTGCCTTTTCGCTTCTCTCAACTGCTTTATCGGCAGCCTCCTCACAGAGTGCTTTTATTTCCTCTTTCGTGAGTGATACTCTTCTTTCTGCTTTTCCCACTTTCTCTGACCTCCTACAATTACAGATTGACTTTTCGGAATTGTCATAATAAAATGACAGTAGTTTTTGTGTTTTATGAGCCGATTGTCAATCATCGTATTGCAAGAGGCTCTATTTTTTTATTTTCTGCGGA